ATATTAGCTTTTACTTCTGCAAATTTTCCTGATCCATTAATTACAATATCTGGTGGTGTAGTATAGTTAGATCCTTCATCATTTATAGTAACAGAAATTAATTTTCCTGTTGGATCTACAATTGGTCTAAGATCTGCATTTTCTCCAGTAAGTAACTTTGTTTCTGGTGTTTTTACAAAATTTACAATATCAGAAGATCCAAAAGATTCTCCACCATTTTTAATAAACACACTCTCCACTTTACCTGAAGACTCAACAAATGCATTTGCGTTGTACCAACTTGGAACTATTGTTGTTTGTCCTATTGCAACGTCGCCATCAATTAAAACTGCAATATCTGGATATTTAAATGTGTGTGTGCCTGCTCCTAAATTATGAAAATATTCATATTCGTTTCTATCATACTTAGTAGTATCAACGACATATGTAGTGATGCCTGCAGAACTAATTTTGAATCTATTTTGATCAAGAACAGTAACTTTGTAATACAGTGAATCGTTATCACCAGTGAGTCCGGATATTTTTGTTCCACTACATTCATAAGTTACCACATCACCAGTGGAAAATCCATGGTGTTTGGCATAAATGTAGTTTTTCTGAGTGTTTATACCAACAAAAGATTTATATTCATCTTTGGGATCCTCTGGAGGATATTTTACTGAATCAATTACAACTTTTCTGTTAGAAATATCATTACCTTCTTCAACGATTTCAATCCTATCAATAATTTTTCTAACCTTTCTGGATTTAAAAGTATGATCACCATTTCCAAAAAGTAAAAGGTCAATTAATTTTGTTTTTGCAAGAGCATTTTCTTGAGTAGATGCCAGAGAAAAATGATTATCATCAACTCTAGCAATAAAGTATGAAGAACCAGAAGAAAGTCTATCTGTACCAAATCCTACGTTTGTAGATCCAATTCCAATTGGAGTTCCAGTTGCCAGATATGTTACTTCTTCACCATCTAAAAATTTATGAGTATTTGATGTAATTCTATCATTCAGAAGATCTAATGCAAAATCATTTACTGAAACAGAATGAGTATAGCCTCTCATTTTTGCTTCACAAACACTTCCGTTCGTGTTTGCTCCAAATAGAGTTACTCTAGGTGTGCTCTTAAAATCAAATCCAGATTGTGTTAAGACTATTGATCCAATTTTTCCAGAAAATACACCATATGCAGTAACACCAGTACCAACTCCATCAGAAATTGTTATATCTGGTGGATTGATGATATCATAATTTTCACCACCAGCTGTGACCTCTACACTATCTACTTGACCGTAATAGAGAGCTTCATTTCCTATAGGTGATAAAAATTCTACTCCATTTAGCGCAACACCAACAGAATTAAGTAACTTAGTATTATTTTCTGAGGGTTTGGGATTTTTTAAAATTCTTTTGAAATTATTTTGAGACTTTAATTCTTTGCCATGGAGGACCGATGGTGTGATGGTGTGTGTACCAGATCCTACTGTAGAAAATGAGATAAAATCATTAACACTTAACGCAATAGGTGTCAATGATAATTGTATTGTATTGAGATCAACTCTGTTGACCACATAAGTTCCTTCCTCTACACCTGTCGTTCCGCTTGCAGGTGTATAGTGAACTTGTTCACCCTTAATGAAATTGTGATTGACTACTGTTATTGTGTTTCCAGAAATAGCAGATCCTGGGAATGATACAGATCTATTTGTAGTTACAATTGAACTATATGGTGGAAATCCTGAAAATGTGACGTAGCAATTATCTTCAGTATCAGAAAATGAATTTTGAATACCAGATAAAACTGAATCTACTCCTAAAGTAGATGCTGCATATCTCAATCTTTTCTTTACAACATATTGAACTCCTTCTACAAGAGATCCTACAGAAATTTGAAATCTTCTATCAGAAAAAACTTCAATAACTTGAGCATTCTCCTGTATTGGAGTCATAGTGTACCTTTCAAGAATATCAACTCTATCACCCAAATTAAGATAATTTTTTGCGGTAGTAGTAAGAGTATTAGAAAGAGCAACTACTGATTCAACTTGCAGGTAAGAAACATTATTATAAAACCATCGATTAAATCTATTATTTGTATCGAGATATTTTTCACCAAAAGATTTCAGAGTTACAGAATCTCCAGCATCAAAACTATTTGTTACTGATGCATTACTGTTCAATCCAGATACCGATCCGACGACTCGCATCTGGACCAGTTTTCTTTGATCAGCATTTTCAAATCCAAATACAAATTGTGCATCACTAACTTCAGTTCCTTCAGGAAGTGCTGAAATTAATCCTGTGCAATTTAAAAATTGATTATGATTTTTGCTTGTGTATGTAATATTGACATATTCAACACCATCATCAAAATAAAAACTTCCTGATTCTGGAAATCCAATTGTAGAGTCAACACTTACAGTTGATGTAGATGTTGTAGTTCCAATTACTTTTGTTTTTTTACTAATATTAAATTTATTAATGATAGATCCATCAGAGAATCCAAGTTTAAAATACTTCTTATTTCCTAAAAATATTTCATCAACATTGGATACTGCTCCACTTGCTGTTGGAGACGTTACAGAACCTTGTGATACTGTTGTGGCTAGTAATTTTTTAGGATCTCCGGAAATACTTTCTACAACAACATCTTGAGTTTTTTCCCACTGTGCAACAGAAGGACTAATGGTAAAATCAAATGGTTTAACGATCTCTACTCTACTATTAAAGAGAACATTAAAAAGGATTTGTAATGAAGTGTCAGTTCCCTTTGAACTAAAGAAATCCTTTGCCCTAGAAAGAATATTTTCGATAGAAACATTTTGGAAGTTTCTTTCTTCAAAACCTGGCAAAAAGTTTCTTTTGTGCTTTCTATAAAATTCTTGTAAGTATATAAATGAAAGATTTTCTAGAGCAGCACCTTGTGGGTGATCATCACTGTCTGTGCTACTAAAGGTTAAAAACTCTTGATCTCCAACTGTTTCAATTGCACTGACTCCACTAAAGCCACGAACACAACCAGTAAAACTAGTTGCGGTTTTTCCGGTATATGTTATAATCTCATTTTCAATTCTAATCAAACCATAGGAATTTGGATAACCAATGGTTGTGTTAACATTGATTGTTTCATCACCTTCGTAAATTTCTTCAGCAAGAACAATTGGAACAAATGGTTGACCTGTTGCTGGGTTCTTTGCACCAATTACTAAATCGGCAAAAGTAGATATATTTTTAAATGATGAAAGGTGATCTATTAAATATACGGATCCATACTCACGTTCTTCCGATATGTAATATGACTTTAAAAAGTCAACAAACAGCGGATTGTCTGTACTAATAAATTCCGGAATAAGATTGTCCAGAATATGTGAGATTTTTACCTTGTTATCTGCCATTTGTTATCTTATATACTTTTTGTAACTTGAGTAACTTGAAGGTGGAATATATCGAGTTCCGGATCTATTCGATCCAGATGCCATAACGTCTTCTTTAAGTGTTAATACGCTATTTCCTGTAGTATCTAGGACAATATAAAGATTCTCTTTTGCAACGATATCATTGGACTCTGGAACCACTTCAACTTCGATTCTATTCTCAAGAGTTGTAGATGTAAAAGTCACAGGGTAGATAATAATTTCACCTTTATCATAGTAAACTCTTCCTGCATTATCATTAATAAATTTAATAGTATTATTCTCATAAGTAAAGAATTTTACAGTTCCAAGTGTGCTAGATCCTGAATCTGGCATATCAGTTAGATATACATTACCGTTCACTCCTTCAATTCTAAATGGAGTTGATCTGATATTAAAACCTTCTGCATCTGCATGGAATCTATTTGCATAGCAAAGTTCATAGTTTGCAAGCTCATTATAAAGAGGAACTAGATTTCTTCTCATCACTAAATTTGTGATGTTTGAAGTTATTCCACCATCAACCTTATCAATAATTGAAAGCAATTTACTATATTTTACTCTTCCGCCAAAAGAATTAATATCTGAAGATTTTGAATAATTTGCAATTGCATCAATAATTCTAGAACTTAAATCATCCTTACTTGGAATAAAACTAGGATCATATGCAACTACACTGTCATACTCAACATAAAGGAGATGTAGATCAATAAACTCTTGCTTGATACCTGCAACAGTGTATTTCTTTAAATCATTTTTAATCGAATCTTTGGTTACGTTTGAAATAACCTCACCATTCTTGGGTTTTACTGTAATGAAAACTTTTCCATATTGTGGTGGATCTAATTCTTCACCACCATACGCAGTTACTGATTCTATATTTGGATATAAGAAAGGTATGAGACTGGTATAATCATTAGATGTAACCGCTCTGTACTGCGAGGAGTAGACCCTAGGAGCAAGGTATTTAACACTATCAATACTTTCTATCTCATCACCGTTTTCAGACGCTTGTGTGGTCGTTATGGGACTGACTCCGCCTGTTACCTTAATTTCGGTCGAACCATCAATTGTAGTGTTTAAATATACTAAATTTCCGGAAAAATTGAAATTTGCAGCGCCATTTGCCAAACTTCCGTTAGTGACAATGTAAGTAATATTCAAAAGTGCGTTATTTTCGGGTTTTTTGCCCAAAATGCCATCACCAAAAACGATTTGATACCTTTCATCTTGAATTTCTTGTATCAAAAAGAGTTTTGAGTCAGAATCAACCTCAAAAATGTTGCTATATGGGATAAAATCTTCAATTCCGCTTCCAACTGCCTCTACACGGATTGTAGAAGTGTCAATTCCTTCATTTGGAAGGATATATTTCTGATTTAACTCTGCATCATTGACTCTAAACGTCTTTCTGAGCAAATTTCCTTCATAAATTTCAATATCTGCGAAATTTGCGATCCCATTTGTGTCCGGAGTGACTGTAATGTCCTCTGGAATTGAAAAAATATAACTTCCACCCTGTGCTGAACCTAATGCAACGACTCCTGCCTTTAATTTGACTGCTCTAGCACTCAAGCCGCTTACATCTACGTTAAAACTTACCTTTGCAACTGATGCTTTCTTCGATCTTGGCACATATCCGATGTTTCTTGCCAAGGAAACGACGTTTTCACGCAAAGTTGCACTGTCAATGAAGTTCTCATTGACGACCATGTTGGTATTGTACGCATTAATGTATGAATTATACGCTAATGTGTCAATTAGTATTGAAAAATTAGAACCTTCGAAGTCAAAATCAGTAAAATTCGAGTTCGCTCTCAGATATTCCTTGATCTGAACTCGCAAATCAGCGAAGTCTAGGTTTGTAAACTGATTAAATGACATTATACTCTAGTGGGTTGTAATAGGAACTCTAATGATTGCTTTGGAATGGGTAATCCAATGATATCGTAGTCAATTTGTACAAAGATACTGTTTGTATCAACTTGATCATCAGCACGAACGTTCACCAAATTGATTCTGGGCTCAAAGTTTTTCAATAAAACTTCGATTTCGCTTTCCAAATAGGACCCAGACTCATTATTGTTCAACTCAAACAGAGTATTTCCTACACTTGTTCCCAATAAAGAATTAAAGAACCGCTCGTTTATACGAGTTCTCACTAAATTTACTACGGATTTTTTGATAGCATCCTCATTACGAATAATTGTGATGTCATTCGTAACGGGATGCCGTGCAAAAGATAGACTTATATCTGTAAATCCACGAGAAAGCTTCTTAGACATTCAACTTGATACAGTTTAATATATCTATAATGGTTCCTAGTATTTATCGAGGTTTAGAAGCGATCTGGAATGTTGTCATATAGGTCTCGATCATCGAGATTTACGTTATTTTCAAATAATTCACCTTCATTTTTATCTTTATTCTTTTTTGCACGATGATGCATGACCTCTTGAAGGTCTAATTCTTCTGGATCATTGCTTTTTGTTGGTCCATTCCAGTAATCTGTAATCAAAGATGTTGTTCCCCACATTTCTCTCATGTAATTTGTGTCCCTATCAACGTGATACTTTGCCATCAGTCTCCTTTTCGGTTGAGTCAGAACTTTTTAAGGGGTTTCCATCCCTTTGATTATTTATTTTTTGCCACTGATCGTTTGC